ACTTCCAGAATCAGAGCGTGTCAAAGAAAACTCGATCAAGAAGTTGACAGGTTCGTCTGAAATCTCTGCTCGTTCGCCCGGCGAAAAGCCGTTCACATTCCAGTCGCGCGCAAAGCTGTGGGTCACAACTAATCACAGGCCGATCATTACAGACGACGCGATGTGGCGTCGTATTCGCCCGGTGCCGTTGACTAAAGTGCCAGAAAATCCAGACCCGGATCTCAAGCATTACATCTTTGATCCTGAAGGCGCGTTGCCAGCAGTTCTGTCTTGGGCAGTTGAGGGCGCAATAAAGTTGCTTGGTTCGAGTGCACGAGACGCGCTCGGTTGGTGCACAGCTGTAAGCGAAGCTGCTGAGATGTATCGAAAGAATGAAGATCGCATTGGATTCTTCCTCACAGAAGAAACCAAAGAAGCTGAAGGTGCAACGACTCCAGTAAAGTCGCTGTACGCTGTGTACCGTGTCTGGTCAGAGGAGCGTGGAGAGAAACCAATGACCCAGATCGCGCTTCAGCGCAAGCTCTCGGACCGTGGTGTTGAGATCGAAGGCCACGGTTCGAGAGCTCTTATTCACGGAATGATGCTGATGCCACGAGCGGTTCCATCGGCCGAAGTTGACTGGTCGACTGCTCAGAGATTTGCAAGATAATGACTACAAAACTTTTAACAAATGTACCTAATCTAGTACACTTATGATGTACTATTTCATATAGGTTTGGCGTTCTGGGAGAGGGAACGTCGAACGAGCCGGGCTTGAGTAGTCAGATTTTCCCCCCGACTACTCGCCCGGCTCAACTTTTGTACTATTCTCTTTTAGGTCGTTGACGAGCTTGTAGACAGTTGACGGATACCAGCGTGCTGATCGAGTCGGTTTGACTCCGTCCGCGTTAAGTTTTTGAGAGATCTTCGAGTAGGACATTCCTTTAGCTCTGTAATCATTAATCAACTTGCGAACATCTTCTGAGACTTTTGTCTTTGGTCCGAGATCTACGCCCCAGACCTTTCCGTTCTCTCGGCGGTCGCGATGAACGTCCTTCTGACGTTCGGCGATAATCGCTCGCTCCATCTCAGCGAGAGCGCTGAGGATAGTAACAACGAACCGTCCTTGATAAGACGAGGTGTCAAGGTTGAGATCTAGCATGACAATTCGCCAGCCGTTCTTGTCGGCTCTGTCAACGACTGAGAGGAAGTCCTGAGTAGATCTAGCAAGTCGGTCGATACGAGTTACGAACAGCGCCGAGGCTTCTCCCTTGTCAAGTCGCTCGAGAGCTTTTGTCAGAGCAGGTCGTCCTTTGATCGACTTTCCCGATCGACCTTCTTCGCGAATAACCTCGATCTCAGTATAGCCCGACATTTCTGCTGCTCTCTTGAGATCTCGCTCTTGAACATCGAGAGAAACACCGTCATTTACCTGCATTTGCGTGGAAACGCGGGTGTACAGCAGCGCCAGACCTTGAGATTCACTAGAATCCTTTGCTGGCAAGGGTTTCCGTGGCATAATGTACACTTTCTCGGCCCTAAAATTGCCGTCTATGACTGTATAAACTTAAACCTAAATATGAATAGATGAAACCCTATCAGGATAAGGGTTTCCAGGTGTGACTTTTCAGGCGTCCTTATGGTAAAAATATAAGACATGAATGACAAAGCAATCGTATTCGTGGTCGACAGTAAGTATGTTGACTATGCCCGTTTGGCCATCAAAGATGTGTGGAATGCATCTGGAGGCCGCGTACCGGTATACTTGCTGGCCGCAGGCGACATAGACGGGCCGATGATCAAAGATCTAAGCTGCCTACAGGTTGACAATGACATCGACATGAAGATGATCCCTCTCAGGAACAACGAACAGTTCTACGCGAAGGAATGTGGCATCGCGCACATCACGAGAACAGCGTACGCAAAGTTGCTGCTCGCGAAGCTGCTGCCAAAGCACATAAAGTTCGCCTACTACTTCGACATCGACATTCTGGTGATGAAGGATATATCATCTTTGTTTGACATCGAGCCAGAGAAGAGCATCTGCGTAGCTGACCACCGCGCTGAAGACGAGTTTGTTCGTCTGCACGGTCGTGGCGGGCGGTACATCAATACTGGCGTGTTCGTCGCGAACCTCACGAGGTGGCGGGAGCTGGAGGTCGAGAAGAAAGCCGCAGAAGTTCTTGACAGCGGCCTGTACAAGATTCTCTGGCCAGACCAAGATCTAATGTCGATCATCTTTGATAACGACTGGGAAGAGCTTCCTCTTGAGTACAACTTCATGCTAAGCGCGACGTTCAATCCACACATTGAGAATTGTGGTGATCTTGACTGGGACAAGACGAAAGTTGACCCGGCGATAGTTCACTTTCTCGGACCGAGCAAGCCGTGGGGCAACTTGAACGACAAGCACTCGCACAGGATTTGGCGTGATCGTTTTGCACAAGTATAATAGAAAACAGCACTTTTCAAGCGTTTTTATGAAACTTTTTTCGTTGGAATCAAAGGGCTAGACCGACTTTGATGCTGTAAAAGATCTTCTCGGGTGTCAAAAAAGTTAGAATGGATAGTACAGCCAACGGAGGGCAAACCCGAGGAGACTGAACAAATGAAACTAGCGAATGCTTTACTACTCTCCATAGTAGGCGTCGCGGGAATCTGCGGCACGAACGTCGCGGTGAGCTTTGATCATACAAAGACACTCTCGCACGATTCAAAGGAGCCCCCTAGTACCGCTTCGGCGGTACAGACTAGCTCCAAACTGAAGACGCAAAAGACAAAGGCCAAGAAGGTCACTGTACCCAAACCTAAGACTTTGGTTCCGAACAATGGGTTCGGCTTTACCGAAGCGTACAACATCCCTATGGACGACACTAAGCGTTGTCCGCAGTGGAAAGCTGAATTCCGTAAACACGGACTTCCAGATGAAATCTTTTCTTATATCGCTTGGCGAGAAAGCAGGTGCAATCCACTTGCAGTCAGTAAGCCAAATAGCGATGGATCAACTGACCACGGCTTGGTGCAAATCAACTCGTCGTGGAAATCAGTTGTAGCAGATGTCTGTCACGCTCCGCGTGGCGACTTGTCCGTCTTGACGGACGTTGAGTGCAACTTAGACGTTGCTCGGTGGTTAATTGACAATACCAAGGGAAAGCTTGGTAACTGGAGTATTTACCGAGACTAGCGCGTAGTCGCAGTCTTTTACCTGTCCCTCTAGGGAAGGAGCCTTATGTACATATATAGAACTATCACTGCTGGTCTGTTTTCTATTTTGTCTTCACTCGGACTTTATGTTGCTGGTGAAGCGGATAGCGCGCAGATTAAAGCTGCAGCATCTGCAGCATCTGAAGTATCTGCGAATACTCCTTTTAAGCTGCCGCAGCGAGTAATTAAACAAGCAAATGAAGTTGTTAAGAAAAGAGACACATACATACTTGACGAGCTTATCGGAAAGACTGTTCCAGACATTTCTTATGTTCTCGACCGTGCGCAGTGTGAGACGGGAACTAACTGGCGCAATGGCGGGCGGTACGCTGGCGCGCTTGGAATTTACAGGGGCACATGGCAGCGGTGGGGCGGCTATGAACAATTTGGCGTGTATGACGCGTTTGACGGTACGCGCGATCAGCAAATACTTGTTTGGTATCGAGTTCATTACACTGGCTACGACTCTCCACAAAAGGGATTTCAACCGTCTGCAGGTCCGCTGATTAACAATTGCTCGGAGTACGCGGGCGAAATTAAATGGGTCACGGTTACCAAAGAGACGCTTCCACTCTGGCGCTACATCATCAACAACACTGGGCGTGGCTAAACTTACTGGATAAAAGACAGACCCGCCGTCACCTCCGAGCGGCGGGCTGTCCTCCTAAGGTAGCGCTTAGAACTAAAGACGCTAGAACTGAAACTTTCAGCCGTTACTATTAAAGAACTCCTCCTCGCTTAAGTAACGGAATCCAATAACGCTCGTGTGTCACTTAGAAGTTTTGCTGTCTTCCTTTTCGTTGCGCTTCATCAGCGCTTCGTGAGCAGCTTTACGCGCGCCTTCTGGACGAAGATCGTGCGTGCGAAGTTTGTCGCCGTATGAAGTGCGTGAGCGCTTCTTTCCAGCCTTTGGCCCGGCGACTGTTTCCATCTGACCAGTCAGGGGATTCAACCTTGTGCGATTTCCCGCATTATTGCCCGAGCTTTTCTTTTTCTTTCCCACCGTACTACCCTCCTAGTCCAGTTTACCAGTTACGTGATCATTGATGTGCTGATCAAGTTTCGCTTCTGTGCGAATTGCAGTGTCTTCAACACGATCAATTGAGTGACCTAGGCTCTTGCCGAGGTCTTCAATCTTCCCAACAACAAAGTTATGATCGTCTCTGTTTTGCTGCCAATTTTTCTTTGCGCTACGACGATCTTTCTCGATCAATGCAACGAGAATGATACCTAATGCACCAATTGCTGCGGTAACAATCTCTTGCATTGCAGTCTCAATTACTTGCTGTCTTTAAGAGCTTTTTTGGCGGCGGCGCGATTCTTTTTACGCTGCTCGCGCTCTGCTTTGGAGAGCTTCTTTTCCTCTTCGGCCTTCTTCTTGGCCTCTTCGGCAAGACCCTTTAGATAGTCTTCAACACGCTTTTGGCCGAGGTATTTCTCAAACTCTGCCTTGAATGTGTCATAAGCCTTCTTCTCATCGGCGGCCATTGCGGGGGAAATCTCAACGTGAATCCAGTCACCGCCGGGAGTACCAGCGTTGTCGTTTGCGTCGTAGATTTTCCAACCAGCGACACCATTGCGATTGCAGCGCCAGCCGCGCCCCCACTGACCCGAAGGACCGACGTAGTCGTAGTCGTGAATTTCTTCAATTCCGAGCGCATCAGCATGCTTCTCGAGGAAGCGGCAGAAGTCTTCTGCCTTTGCGCGATCTGTCCAGCCAAGGTCAACAGCGCGACCAGTCGCGTGAACCGATACCCACTTCTTATAGTCGGGGTGCGACGGTGTCAAGCCAGCTGGCGCAGAACGCATCAAGCGATTGACGTATGTACCGATGTTTGTCAAGCCCCAAAATGAAACCTCGCCGGCCATCGTCTTACGCTTCTCTGTAGCGGCCTTGATAAAGCCGTTAAGACCAGGCCTTGTTCCTGTTGCTGGAGCATCTGCGTTTCCTGTGTATGGGCGTGCCATGTTGATCAACCTCGCTAGTAGGGACTATTACTATCAACTTTACACTCTTTAGTTTGTCTCGATTTTTCTGTGTACTGCTTTTAAGTAAAGGGCCATGTAGGATGTAGCTTATGAGAAGCCGACCATACCAAGGAATTAGACAAGACCTCGTAGAGGTTCTTGAGAGGCTCTTGGTTAGGGCAGATAGCTACCACAATATTCATCGCGCTCGCTTTGCGCGCACACTGGAGGTGTTACTCGATGTGGTGCCCAAGAATGGTCGGCTTCTTGAACTCGGAACTAGCGGCCTGTTTCCCGCAGTTCTACAAGAAATGAGGCCAGACGTAGAAGTCGTAGTGACGCACTTTGACGAGTTGGCGCCGAAGTGGAGTGAGTACACTTCTCACTTTTCAGGCGTCCCTATTGACTGCTACTCATTAGACCTTGAAAAGGAAGAGCTTCCGTGTGACAATGGAAGCTTTGACATGGTTGTGTGTTGTGAGGTGCTTGAGCACATGGAAGTTGATCCGATGTTCATGCTTAGCGAGGTCAATCGCGCTACTAAGCCAGGTGGTAAGTTGCTGCTGACAACGCCAAACATCGCGAGCTCGCGTGGTGTAACAAGAATGATCAATGGTTATGAGCCTTACTTTTATATGCAGTACAACAAGGACGCTTCGTATCACCGCCATAACTTTGAATACAGTGTTCACGGAGTCTACGCTGTTTTGAAGTGCGCCGGCTACGAACCAACCGTGTGGACAGAAGACTTGTTTGAAGATCCAATGATGGACATTCCTAACAAGTTAATTGCCGCTGGATTTGAGATTGCAAACTTAGGCGATAACATTATTGCCGTGGGAGAGAAGGTAAGCGGTGTCACCAAAAGATATCCAGCCGGACTCTACGATTAGGTCTGTCGGAGCACGAATTCAATATCTTCGTCGTCTTGCTGACAAGGAAGATAAGCTGTGGTCTGCGTTTAATCCATCAATTGGTGTAGATGACAAAGGCAACTACGCTGTTGCATTTCGCTCAAGCAATTACGTCATACTGAGATCTGGAGAGCTGTTTGTCACCGAAGGCGGTCCAATACAAAACAATGTTTGGTTTGCTGAATTTAGTAAAGACTTAGAGTTGCAGAATCTTCGCAAGATTGACTTTTCAAAGTGTGGAGTTAAAGTTCAGCGTGGAGTTGAAGATCCCAAGCTTCTTTGGCGAGATGGGAAATGGCAGTTTACCGGCGTAATGATGGAAAAGCACACTCCAGTCGCTAGACACTGCTTTTGCGAGATGGATGACAAAGCTACTAAAGTGGTGCGAATACACACGTACGGCGGAGTTGAGCCAAAGAAACCAGAAAAGAACTGGATGACGAGCTATAAAAAGCCAACAAAGTTTGACTACATCTATGGACCAAACGCAATTGTTAAAGACAACAAAATCATATTGACAATGCACGAAAACAAAGAGTTCACTGGACTTCGTGGGAACACTCACTTATTAGATCTCGGCGATGGCACTTATCTGTGTGTAATGCACAAGCTATGGTCGAAGACATACGAGATGTTTTCGGAGCGCCACTTTGGAGCAATAAAAGCGAAGGAAAAAGACTACTTTCACTACTTCGCGCGTTTTGATGAAAACGGCACGATGATAGAACTTTCAGAGCCATTTAAGTTTATCTCTTATGGCATAGAATTCGCTGCTGGGATCGTAGAGCGTAACGGAGAGTACATTGTTTCTTTTGGAAAAGATGATATTGAGTCGTATTTGGCGTTTTTTCCAAAAAAACAAGTAATGCAAATGCTGAAAAAGCTGGATTAAATCTATATAATTGATCTATGCCAGAGGGACACACGATAAGACATTTAGCGACAGCGCACTCGTACGGATTCGTCGGAACGCGAGTGCAAGCGTCAAGTCCGCAGGGAAGGTTTATTGAGGGAGCCGCTGCTATTGACGGAAAGACAATGACTGATACAAGTGCGCACGGTAAGCACTTGTTTCTTCACTTTGACGAGAACATTGTTCACATTCATCTTGGACTCTATGGGTGGTTCACTCTCCGCAAGGGTAGTGGTGCACAGCCAAAAGACTCAGTGCGACTTCGTATCACAAACGGCGAGTACGTCTCCGATCTGTCTGGCCCAACAGCGTGCGAGCTATTTACTCCGCAACAAGTGCACGCGAAGCTGAGCAAGCTTGGTCCAGACCCGATTCACGAAAACGCAGACAAAGAAGAAGCTTGGTTGAAAATAAAGAAGAGCAAGAAAACAATTGCAGCACTTCTTATGGACCAGTCAGTTGTCGCTGGAATTGGCAATGTGTATCGTGCCGAACTTCTGTTTTTAGCGTGTTTAGACCCATTTACTCCAGGAAATGCTGTTTCACGTACACAGTTTGACTCTGTTTGGAACGATGCAGTTCGTCTTCTTCGTGAGGGAGCCAAAGACGGGCACATACGAACTGTCGCGCAAGAGCACTTGATGGACGATGAGCGCGAGTTAATGCTTCACGGAAAAGGTCAAAATGGCTACGTGTATAAAAGAACTGGTCAAGAATGTCGTGTGTGTAGGTCAGAAATCGTAAGTGAAGATCATTTTGGCCGAGTTTTGTACTGGTGTCGTAAATGTCAGATGTAAAACTTGACACAGATATAAACGTAAGTGACAACGGCGACCACGACCGCTTCGCGCACTATGTTGAAAAAGAAGAAATCACAAGAGCATTTATTGAAGGTGTTCCGGTAGTCGCGCTATGCGGAAAAATCTGGATACCTTCACGGGCTCCTGACGGTTTTCCAATTTGTCCAAAATGCAAAGAAATCTTTAGCCAGTTGTCTGGGACTTAGACCGTCAAGCTATAATCTTGATTTTACCAATCAAGCTTTCTCTGCCGGGGTGATGTCTGTGACTTCTATGTTTTCTTTCCGTATTAGCGACGACTTTGTAGCAGGTTACAGAGACAAAAAAGCGCCATTCGGATATACCGATGCCGCTGGAAACTCTGTCGGCGAAATTACGTTTCTTCGCACGTATTCTCGTTTGAAGGCAGACGGAACAAAGGAAACATGGGTTGATGTCTGCGAGCGCGTAATCAACGGCATGTACTCGCTTCAGAAAGAGCACTGCAAGACAAATCGCCTTCCGTGGAATGATGCGCGCGCTCAGGCAAGCGCAAAGGAAGCATTTGACCGGCTGTTCAACCTTAAGTGGACTCCGCCTGGCCGTGGCCTTTGGGTTATGGGAACGCCTATCGTAAACATTCAACGCAACTCGGCCGCGCTTCAGAACTGCGCTTTTGTGTCAACTGCTGAGATGACAAAGAATAATCCAGCCAAGCCGTTCGCTTTTCTTATGGAAGCTTCAATGCTTGGTGTTGGCGTTGGTTTTGACGACCTTGGCGCAGACAAAGACTTTACGATTCACGAACCAGCTTCTTCCGCCGTCACTAATTACAAAGTACCGGACACACGAGAAGGCTGGGTTGAGTCGATGATGTTGCTTCTCAACTCGTATCTTAAGCCAGATCATCCGAGATACGACTTTGACTATTCTGAAGTTCGCCCTGCTGGTGAGCCAATTAAAACATTTGGTGGAACTGCAGCTGGACCAGATCCGCTGATCAAACTTCACAATCACATTCGTCGTATTTTTGACGGACGTGTTGGACAGAAACTTACGCGCGTCGATATTGCAGACATCGGCAACCTCATCGGTGTTTGCGTTGTGTCTGGCAACGTTCGTCGCTCTGCTGAACTGTTGCTTGGTCGCCTTGATGACCAAAACTTCTTGGACCTTAAGAACAATGAGAAGTTTCCCGAGCGCAACTCATATGACCCGAGCGCGCCGGGTTGGGGGTGGATGTCAAATAACTCTGTGGCCACCGCTGTTGGTGAAGATTTGACGCCCATCGTTGATGGAATCTCTCGCAACGGTGAGCCCGGAGTTATTTGGCTTGATGTTTCGCGTAAGTACGGTCGTCTCGCCGATCCGCCGAACAACAAAGATCACCGCGTTGCTGGCTACAATCCTTGCGCTGAGCAGTCGCTTGAGTCGTATGAGTGCTGCACACTAGTTGAGACATACCTCAACCGTCACGATTCACTTGATGACTACCTGCGTACATTGAAGTTCGCGTATCTTTACGCAAAGACCGTTACTCTTCTTCCGACGCACTGGGAGGAGACAAACGCGATTATGCAGCGCAACCGTCGCATTGGCACGTCGATGTCTGGTGTTGCTAACTTTGCAGACATTCACGGACTTCCAGTTCTTCGTGACTGGATGGATTCTGGTTACAAGACAGTTCAGCGATACGACAACGTGTACTCTGAGTGGCTTGGTATTCGTGAGTCAATCAAGATGACAACTGTTAAGCCTTCTGGTACAGTGTCAATTCTTGCTGGAGAGTCTCCAGGAGTTCACTGGACTCCAGGCGGTAAGTACTTCCTCCGCGCAATTCGCTTTGCGAACGACGATCCGATGTTGCCGCTGTTTAAGATGGCAAACTACAGAGTCGAAGTAGCGTCAGAGTCTCCCGACACGACGTCCGTTGTATTCTTTCCAATCAAGTCGCTCGCAACTCGTTCTGAGAAGGACGTAACAATCTTTGAAAAGATGTCGCTCGCCGCGACCGCTCAGCGGTATTGGTCCGATAACTCCGTGTCAGTTACGGTTTCATTTGACGCAGAGGCAGAGGCCGACCATATCGGAACCGTATTGCACATGTATGATGGACAGCTTAAGACAGTGTCGTTCTTGCCACAGGGCAACATGACATATCCGCAGATGCCATACACGCAGATTACTGAGCAGGAATATGATGACGCTGTTAATCAGCTTTTCCCAATTGACTTTTCTGGCATCTATGCTGGAATGGCAGCTGACGCTATCGGTGAAGCCTACTGCACGACCGACGCTTGCGAGATTAAGTTTATAGCTAACTCTCAATAGCTGGAAGTCGCAAACTCCTTAAGAGGTTAAGATTTAAGTCGGGAGAGGGTCCCTCCAAGGAGCCCTCAAATGAAAAGTCTTAAGGAAGTATTGCGTACGGCCGTCGGGTCTGTCGCAGTTGGTATTGGCATCAGTGCGATGTTCTTCGCCACGATCGGCGGTGGCAATCCTCTTGACCGCGCCGTTTCTGTCGCAAAAGCGTCTGGCGCTGGTGGCGGTCCTATCGTTCTTGACGGAATGGATCCCGTGTGCCACTCTGGTTGGGAAGCGACCGGCGGCTACATTGCCCGTGTTCTCAAGAAAGCGCACGACGGTGCTACCAACCCAAGCAATGGGCATATTGCAATTGTCGGTTCAAACGGAACAGCGAACTCTTGTGGCGCGCCTTGGGCGTCAATGCTTCCTCAATATCTCGGTGAATTTGAAGACGGCAGTGAGCCAACTGTCGACTTCTACACAACGCCAACAGAAGTAGACAACTTCTTCAACAGTGTCATTGGTTCTGCGACTCCACCCGCTGTTGTTTGGATTCCAGACAACTGGTCGAGAAGCGCAACTATTGAGGGTAAGTTTACTGCTAACGCTGAAAAGATTGCTGACTTTGTAAACTCGGGCGGTGGTCTATTCTCAAATATGGGCGGCTATGGGTGGTTGACAGCTCTTCTTCCCGATGCTGTTTACAACAACGGCGGATGTAATGGCGGGCCAGAAGCTACAGCGGACGGTATTGCCGACTTTGGATTGTCAAATGAAATCGTAACTGCCTGCTGGCACGGATACTTTACCGGCGATGTTGGCACATTAAAGACGCTCGTTGACTATCCGTATCCGTCGCCTACTGACACTCGCAAGGCAGTGTCGATCGGTGGTGGAGATGTTTCTCTTCCGAGCTCATTCACTCTTTCTATTAGTCCAGAGAATCCAGCTGCTGGCCAGGACTTAACAGTTACAGCCACAGCAATTACTCTTGACGGAACTCCACAAGCTGGTGTTGTTGTAACTGTGACAGTTAGTAGTGGTCCTGACGCTGGTCAGACATTTACCGCGACCACGAACGCATCTGGCATTGCGACTATAACGATCCGCACTGACTCAGTCGGTACCGCAGTTTATACCGCAACGGCAACAGTGAACGGTGTTGCAAAGACAGTGTCTGCAACTGTTACTTGGGAGCCGCCAGTAGTTACAACGACTACGGAACCTCCTACGACTACAACTACTGAGCCTCCGACGACGACTACTACGGAGCCAGAGACAACCACTACAACAGTGCCAGAGACTACAACTACTACTGAGCCTGAAACAACTACAACTGTAGAACCACCCGTTGAGACAACTGTGGCTCCTACAACGACTCACGACCACAGTAGCCACGATCACGGTCCTCTTCCAAATACTGGATCAAATCCGGCCGGTCTGCTAGGTCTTGGCATTCTTCTTACGGCAATCGGATTTGCAACATTCATAATTAGAAAGTAGAGATCAAAATGGAGCAGTTTAATCAAATAGTTCTTCGTATCGTCGCGACGTTCGCGGCAACCGGCTTGAGCGTTGTTGGAGCTGGAGCGATTGTTGGAGTTCCACTTCTTGAGGCAGTTCTTATGGCAGGCATCGGAGGTGTCGCATTTGTTGTTGAAGGATTGGCACGTGCGTTCATGGATGATGGTAAATTGACTAAGGAAGAAATCAACGCAGTATTTGCGAAGGTGGATAAAAAGAAAGGCGAGTAGCCGTGACTGAGACAATTGAAGACTGTGAAATCGAAATCACTAATCTAGATCTCATAGTCGAGATTGTCGATGACACACTTGGAACTCTTTCTGGTAGATCAATTTTTTCAGTTAGTGAAATAATCGACATTCTTCTTGACATTCGACAACTTGCGTGCGAAGATCGAGATTTAGAAACCGTTGCATGATATAGTTATCTCCTGATGTCAGGACGTGCTATAAAAATCATCGGCTCTTGGGTAGATCAAGCTATCTGCAAAGGCCGAACAGAGTTGTTCTTCGCTGGTATGCATGAAAAGCCGTCTGAGCGTAGAAAGCGCGAAGCTAGAGCAGCTAAAGTGTGTGCCGATTGTCCAGTGATCTATCAGTGTCGTTTGTTTGCTCGTGAAAACGGCGAGCATGGATTTTGGGGCGGCGAGAGCGACGAAGATCGTTGGAAGCTTGGATATCTGAAAGACAACACGATCCGCCGTAGAAACAAAGCGCGACAGCGTCGAAGCTCCTTAGAGCGCGCCGAACAAGTTTCTGATCACGGAGTTAGCTGACTCTACGCTTCCAGTCCTGCTATACACTAGCAGTTGATAGCTCGACAGCGCCTCGGTAATCGCAATTGCCGTACGATGAATCTCTTCGTGGACTATTCCTCGACGCTCCAGTGACACGTAGACATAAGTGTAGATCTCTGTGTAAGAAGTTAGCGACTGGTGATTTAGCGCATTTTGATACGCCTTGCGCGTTTCATCAAAGTCCATTGTGACCTACTTTCAGAGCTAGTATCGACATTATCGTCAACCATTGAGCGCGCTTCTGAGCGCCTTCACTATTGTAGTGAATAACGTCGCCAATGAACCACTCCGGATGAGACTTAGCAATTGTAGCCCAGTCGAAGATCTTCATGTTTGGATATTTCGGCATTTGTTCAACTAGCATCTTGTTCCACGCGAGCGCGTTGGTTTCTTGGTAGTACTCTCGGGTTGAGTTATACCAAACATTTACCCATAGAACTGGGTCACCATTTATGACTTCCATCATCGACTGGAAGCGGTCCAGATCACTCGGAGAGGAGCTAGAAGACGAGTCATTGGTACCAAGGGCGATTATCCAGCAGATGCGACCAGGATGATTCTGGC